GTCTATAATAACAGATAGATTAAAGTTAGCTATCGTAGACAAGATTGTAACAATTATGGAAGATGCAACAGATCCTACGTACATAGGATTTGCTAAGTCAGAAGTATGGAACGATTCTGATACTGCACCCACACCTTTAAACAATTTAAACGAAGAAAGAAAGTTTAGAAATGGTTTACAGAGTGTAAAAAAAGTTGCAGGAGTTTCTACTGTAGTTCCAAGAGTAAATTGGATAAGTGGAACAACATATGTAGGTTGGGACGATCAAACAGTAGGATATGGTTCCAGTTCTTTTTACGTATTAACTGAAAACTTTGGAGTTTACATTTGTCTAAGAGGTGGAAAAAATAATTTAGGAGCTGCTGTTCCTTCTACTGTACAGCCTACAGGATCTAATAATGATCCTTTTGAAACTGCTGATGGTTACGTTTGGAAATTTTTATATACCATAACAGAGAATGAAGCTCGAAAATTTATGACGGCATCATTTATGCCAACAAGAATAATACCATCAATTGATTCTAACTCTAGCGGTGCTCATATAAGACAATTTGAGATTCAGAATGAAGCTGATAAACGACAAATAACTCAAATTATTGTTACCAATGGTGGAAGTGGTTATACATCACCTCCTACAGTTTTAATTACGGGTGATGGAGATAGTTCTTTTACCGCGGTTTCAACTATCGATAGTAACTCTGGTACAGTTACAAAAATAGAATTCGGCAATGATTCAACTACATTAGACTATGCTCAAGGATATACTAATGCTACAATTAGATTATCAGGCGGTGGTGGATCTGGTGCTACTGCAAGAGCAGTAATAAGCCCACCTGATGGTTGGGGAAAAAATGCGAAGTTTGACTTAAAAACATCTGCATTATGTGTACATTGTAGAGTTGAAGGTAGTGATTCTGATTTTATTACAGGACAAGATTTTAGACAAGTAGCAATACTAAAAGGAGTTCAAAAAACCGCTAATGATTCAGCATTCACTGGTTTAACTGGTAGTTGTCTAAAACATTTAACACTTTCATCAATTACTCAAGTGTTTTCATCTGATAAACTTATAGTTGGTACAACTACTGGTGCAAAAGCGTTAGTTGATAAGATTGATTCTAACAAAGTATTTTATCATCAAAATGATGAAACTGGATTTGTACCATTTTTAAACGGTGAACAACTTACAGAAAGTAATGGCAGTGGCGTTGGAGTTATTGATTCTGCACTAATATCTCCTTTAATTAACACCGCTTCCGCTAGATTACATTACTTAAATAATAGAACGCCAGTCGATAGAACATCGTCTCAAAACGAAGACATAAAAATTATTTTACAAATTTAAGAGTTTATAAATGCCAACTACATTAACTGAAAATTTATTTGCGACAAAGTACAAAGACGACTATCAAGACAGTCATGGCTTTCACAGAATATTATTTAATCCTAGAAGAGCTCTTCAAGCAAGAGAACTTATACAATTACAAACTATCATACAAAAAGAAATTGAAAGATTTGGAAAAAATATATTTAAAGAAGGTTCAGCTGTTAATCCTGGTGGATTAGTCATAAACAGCAATTATGAATTTATTAAAATAACTGATCCAACTTTTCCAACAGATATTATAGGAACAGAATTTACTGGTCAGACATCTGGTGTCATAATAAAAGTATTAAATACCGTTGCTACAGAAGGATCAGATCCGAATACGTTATACGTAAGATATACAAACAGTATAGCAGGAACATCAGGTAATACTCCGATTAGAGTTACACCAGGTGAGCAATTAACATCTAATGTTGGTGCTTCAAATATGACGGTGCAAACAATCAATACCGCTTCTAATCCAGCAGTAGGTGCTGGGGTTAGAGTTAGTATTGGTGCGAGTGACTTCTTTGTACAAGGATTTTTTGTAAGTGTAGATGCTCAATCATTAATTATATCAAAGTATGATAAGTCCAAATCAGTTGACATCGGATTCAAAGTTACACAAGATATAGTAAATGTTAATGATGATGTTAATTTATTTGATAATCAAGGTGGATCATTAAATCAAACAGCACCTGGAGCAGATAGATTTAGAATTAAACTTTCATTAGTAACTCAAGATTCTATTGTTGCAGGTGAAACATTTGTACCTATTGCAAAGATAGAAAATTCTAGAATTATTGAAACAAACAACGGTCAAAACTCTTATAACAGAATAAATGATATTATAGCGCAAAGAACAAAGGAAGAGTCTGGAAATTATATTGTTGATCCTTTTACAGTTTCATATGATTCTGCAGATGTTTCTAATTTACAACTTACAGTAAGTGAAGGTACAGCATATGTTAATGGTTATAGAGTTAATAATCCAACACCAACAAAAATAAACGTACCAAGATCTACAGATACTATACCATTTAATAATCAGCCTGTTTCTATTTCATTTGGAAATTTTATTATAGCTTCTAGTGCAAAAATTACTGCTGATATGATATCCGCTCATACTAAATTAAATATATCAACTCATGCCTCGAATCCTGCAGGAAGTATAATAGGATCTGCCAGAGTGAGATCTTTAGAAAAACTTACTGATGGAACATTTAAAGTCTTCTTATTTGATGTTAAAATAAACTCAGGATCTAACTTTAGAGCAGCGAGAACAATAGGAACATCTGCAAATCAAACTTTTATTTTAAAAACAAAAACTGATACAAACAATAATGTTGTAGCAGAACTTTTTGAAGCTGATAATGAAAAATTATTATTTCAATTACCTTCAGTAAGACCGTCATCAATTTCTGATATCAATGTGGCTGTTCAAAGGATATTTGAAGGTACAACCGATTCAGTTGGTAACCTTGGTATAAACCTGACTGCACCTGGTGAAACTTTTACATTAACCTCTGATTGGTTAGCTTTTAGATCAGATAGTGGTCCTGAGATTACAATGCCAAGTATTCCTACTGGAAATGCTACTGCAGCATCTAGTGTTAGTACTAATATGCCAAATAAACAAATAACGGTTTTTGGTTATGTTAATAAGGCTTCAGCTGGAGCAAAAGGTAAATCAATTACTACCAGAACCGTTACTGGTACTGCTGCCGTTGAATCTGATGGAATGGGCAACTCAATAACGGCTTTAGCGCTGGGTGCGAATGATATAATCAGTATCACTTCTATTAACAAAGATAGCGCCAGTGGAATAGATGTTACGCATATGTATGATCTCGATAATGGGCAAAGAGATGCATACTATCAACAAGGTAAGGTTGTTCTTAAAAATGAATTTTCTAATCCTGGATCTGTGGTGGTAGCATGTCAACATTATGTTCATACAACTACTGGTGACTTTTATAATGTTAACTCATACAATACTACAGCGTATTCTGACATTCCAGAGTTTACTTCCAAAACTGGTGATGTAATTAAACTTAGAGACGTTTATGACTTCAGACCATCAAAAGATGTTAATGGTGGGTTTACAGGATCTGGCCATAGGATTATCGGTCTTCCAAAAAATACTACAACTTTAACTTCAGATAATACTTATTTTAAACCTAGAAACGATAAGATTACAATTACAGAAACTGGTGATATTAAGGTTATACAAGGATCTTCATCTTTAACTCCAAAATTTCCAGAAACGCCAACAAACTCACTAGAACTATATAGAGTAAAAATGGGTGCGAATACTCTTAATGGTGAAGATGTTTCATATGATTTGATAGAGGCAAAAGGCTTTACGATGAAAGACATCGGAAAGATTGAAAAAAGAATTGAAAGAATAGAAGAATTACATAGTCTCAGCATATTAGAACTTGATACTAATAAGCTTTCTGTAACTGATTCATCTGGAAATGAAAGAGTTAAAGTTGGATTTTCAGTAGATAACTTTAAAGATCAAGCGCAGTCAGCAATTACTAGCTCTCAATATAGCGCTTCAATAGATCCAAAAGATCATTCGTTACATCCTGCATATTATGAAAATAATATAGGACTAGTTTATGATTCAGATGATACTGATACATCAGGTGTTATAAGAAAAGGTGATAACGTTTACATCGACTTTATTGATTCTGCTGAAATTGAGCAACTTCAAGTTTCAAAAGCAATTGATATAAACTCATTTGATATATTTCAATTTAACGGGCATATTAGGTTATCTCCATCTTCAGATGATTTCAGAGATAAATTTAAGTCTGGAACAAAGTCTATTTCTGGTGCTAATACTCTTTCAAAAGATGAAAATACACTTTGGGAAAGTTGGAAATGGAATTGGATTGGAACAAGCTTTGATGGAACAGTAACTGAAGAAGAAACCCATGAAGGTACAAATAGTAGATCATTTGGTAATAATACCTCACAATTATTAAATAGTGGCCTAGAAGCTGTGGAAAAAACTATTGTTAATAGAGTTGTATCTTCTGAGACAATAAGAAAAGTAATAGATGATCGTGTTGTTGATATTGCTATCATTCCTTTTATTAGATCAAGACTTGTACATTTCGAAGCAATTGGTATGAGACCAAATACTCGAGTCTTTCCTTTCTTTGATAATATTGATGTATCAGCTTTTTGTAGAGAAGAAACATTTATTTTTCATGGCGCTGATTCAGATGGTGCAGAATTTGGTAACACTCAAGGTGCGGCGACTGCTCATCCATCAGGAAGTACAAACTTAACAACAGATGCTGAGGGAAAGGTTTCTGGAACATTCTTTATCCCAAATACTCCACAGATAAGTTTCAGAGCTGGTGTAAGAGAATTTAAACTTCTTGATATCACAACATCAGATGAAAGTAATGCTTCAACAAGAGCAGTTGCTTTGTATAACTCATCAGGAACTATTGAAAGAAATAGAACTAATGTTATATCAACAAGACATATATCTGTTTTAGGATCAGACACAAATATTTTATCAGATAGAGTTATTGGAACTTCTGACACCAGAGGAAGAATCGATCCACTTGCACAGTCTTTCTTTGTTAATAATGAAACTGGAATGTTTGTATCTTCAATAGATCTTTTCTTTAAGGCAAAAGACGCTGACTTGCCTGTATGGATTCAAATTATGCCAATAATAAATGGTGCACCATCAAGAGAAGTTATAGTTCCAGGATCTACAAAATATCTTTCACCAGCATCTATTAATATTTCAGATAATGGATCTATAGCCACAACATTTCGGTTTGATGAACCTTTATTTCTTGATTCATTTACAGAATATGTTATTGCGGTGCAGTCCGATAGTAAGGACTATAAGGTTTGGGCTGGAAAAACTGGTGACCTTATTGTTGGATCAACTCAAGAAAGAGTTTCAAAGAGAACTATTATAGGTGCTCTTTATCTTCCACAAAACACTTATAAGTGGGAACCAGTTTATGATATGGATCTTAAGTTTAGGATTAACAGATGCAAATTTACAACTGGAAATCATACAGCAATATTAAATAATGCTACACTACCAGAAAGATTACTTCCAGGTAATCCAATTGATGTGACATCAGGATCTGCTGAAGTAAAAGTTAATATGAAGAATCACGGATTGAATGTAGGTGATTCAGTTGTATTAAAGAACATGGGAACAATTGGTGGAATTGCTTTTGGTGCAAGTCAAACTGTGACCATAACAAAAATATCTGGTGATTGTTATTTCTTTAATGCGGGTGGAACAGCAACTTCCACTACTTCTGGTGGGGGATTAGATGTTACATCAACAGTTAACTATCAGTATGACTTAATAGTACCATACGTTGAAAATCTTATTCCACAGAATACTAGTGTAGTTGCTCAAATGAAACAAACAACAGGTAAATCATTAGCAGGAGCTGAAACACCTTACATTAAGGACACTTCTTATTCTGATGTTACGTTAAAAGATAATAATTTTCTTTCAGCTCCGAGAGTTGTTACGCATGCGGGTAAGGCTACAAAATCTGCTCAAATGAAGATTACCATGTCATCTAGTAATGATTATGTTTCACCAATCGTTGACTTACAAAGAAGTTCATTAATACTTGTAGGAAACAGAATTGACAATCAAGCTAGCAGTGCTGCTGCAGGATTTAATGTTTCATATCCTTATGTTGAAGAAACTGATAAAACAGCTGGGACTCATCTATCTAAGCATGTTACTAAACCAGTAACGTTATTATCTGATGCTGTAGGATTAAAAGTACTACTAAGTGCTAATAGACCTTCAGTTGCAGATTTTGATCTTTATTATAAAGCAATAACAGAAGATCAATTACTAGATAATATCTCTTGGACATTAGCTTCTAAAACAGCAAATGTTGCAAGTGATGAAAATAAAGACGTATTTAGAGAGTATACATACTTAATAGGTGGTGATAATGGTTCACTACTACCATTTACAACATTTCAACTTAAGATCGTGATGAGAACAACTAACTCAAGCTTGGTTCCCATCATAAAAGATTTAAGAGCAATAGCTTTAGGAGTCTAATATGAAATTAGTAAGAATAGGAAAAGATTTAGTGAAAGATGAAGAAACTGGAGCTATACTTAATACTAATGAGCAAGAAATAGAAAAGGCAAAGAAAGTCAAAGAAGCAAAAGAAGCTGAAAAAGATGAAATTGCACAGTTAAAAGACGATGTGAGTGAGTTAAAAGATATGATGAAACAACTATTAGAAAAGATGAACAACGATGGCTAGAAAAACTTTTGTAGATTTAAGCGATACGCTTAATGCATTTAGAGTTAAAACTAATGTTATATCATTTAACGTTGGAGACTTGGATAGTCTTCATTCTAGTTTACCTGATTCTGATTTAGTACAAGCAATAAATCATTTAAGACTAACAGATTCTTCCCTTCAAGCTGGGGTGGATAGTAATCACGCACAGATTTTGACCGTAAAAGCTGGAGTAGATAGTAATCAAGCACAAATTATTGGTAATGATTCTGATATTGCTGCTTTAAATTTATATACTGGATTTGGTGGCGGTGGCGGAACATCATTGCAACAGCAAATACTTAATAATGATTCTGATATTTTAGCTTTGCAGACTGCCGTTGATGTAAGAACAGTTCAACTTAGTATATTGAAATCTGATGGATCATTGGTAAAAAGGATTTTTGGTTTCTCTGATTCAGGAGATTAATTATGGCTTTTAGAAGACCACTTGTAATAAAAGGTGACGCTCTTCATGAAATGAGTGATTCTGATATTGCTCTTATAAGAAATAGAGTGATAGTCAATCATGGAAGAGATCAGGGTTTTAGATTAAGTGTTGTCAATACAAACATAGGCACATTAAATAGCATGATTGATACACGTAAGAAGTCAGGTGCTATTTCTCAAGTTGATTCTGCGCAAGCAACACCGGTAACGACAGAGCCAACAACATATAGAAGAATATTACATAGTGTTGATGGCGGAGGATACATTAGTGATACAACAAAAATAGATTATCCAGTCTATTATGAAAGTGATGGTAATCCTTTAAACATGAAAATCAGAGCTATGACTGATTCTGATTTTAGAGATACTTTTATAAGACCTGTTATTAATGATCTCGTTGATGGAACAACAGGGAATAATCGTCAAGGAGTTTATTTTATAACTCAAGATAGTACTGCAACTGGAGTCTTAAGTACCGTTCCAGTTTTTATTGATACACTTTTCGATGCTAATACATATGCAGGAGGTTTAGCAGGAAATTTAAATTTTCCAGAAGACAGTGATCAGCCAATAATTAATGCAAAATATTATCTCGGTAGAGTTCCTACGGACTCGAGTCTAGCGCCACTTAATAGCTCTAATTATTTTCCAATGTTGAAAATTGATCCTGATTCAGGAGGAAGTGGAACTAATTCTCATATCAGACTAAAAGAAATGGATAGTAGTACTTTAGACCATTATCTACTAACATCATTAAATTATACTGAGGCTTTTGATAGTCATGGATATAAATTAAGATATGCCATTGATCCAGCAAATGATTTTACTGGAAATCAAGTAGGTACTGCTATAACAGATAAAGCTCTGATGAATCAAAAAGTATTTTCAGGCCCTGGTGCAGGAGGTGGCGGTGAACAATATTTTCAATATTTACCTTATGGTGCTTTAGGTGACTCAGCTGGTGCAGGACTACCAGGTGTTGTAAGAACATATAAATTAAAAATAAGAAGAGAATAATTATTATGGATATATTATGGCAATTTTTTCAAAAACTCATGTAAACGCTTATTTTATAGATAATAAAAAAAATCAGATAGAAGTTATCTATAAAAACGAATCAGGACAAAATATCCCTTATAACATACCAGTCAATTGGAGTCATCCAGACTTTCAAGAGGTTATTAGATTATACCCTCTAGAAGAGTTAGAGCGAAAGTGGGATAATGCTCATGACATACGAAGTTGGAACCCTGAAGCTCGATTACGAAAAGCATTAGATAAAAAAATTAAAGAAGAAACAGAACCAGTTACTGATGCTTATCAAGTGTTAAGATTTTTAGAAAAAAATTCAACTGACATGAAATATTTGTTTCCCTTTAAAGTCAAAGTACTATCATTACCCGTTATAAAAGAAGCTGATCAAGACATCAAAAATAAAATACAAAAAGCAAAAAACATGTATTCTGTAATTGGAATAATAGGAGAAGTTTTAAGTGGCGAATAAAGTAATTTATTTAAGATGGGGTAAAAGATATACTAAAGATCATGTTGTGAGATTAGAAGAACAAGTAAAAAATAATTGTTCGGTACCTTATGAATTTTTAACTATAAATCATTGCTATGCTGGTGCAGAATATGACACAATGGATTGGGCTCAAAGAACTTATTATAGAGGAGAAGATGATGTTGAAGAATCTACCTCATCACAAAACAATTTTTTAAGAGAAGATCTTGGAGGACTAGCTCACTGGCAAAAATTATTAATGTTTAGATTTGATAGAGAATATTTTGATTGGGAAGATAAATTATTGTATATAGACTTAGATTCAAATATTAAAGGAGATCTTGCTTACTTTTTTAATTTACCGGTAGAAAAACCAATGATTGCCTATGATTGGGATGCTTATGATAATAACAAATGGCAACACTCATACACTACCAGAGCACATCCATTATATAATAGCTCAGTCATATTATGGAAAACTCACCACCTCCAAAAAATTTGGAGCGAAATTGAAAAGCTCAATGGATCTTATTATCAATTTGGAATGATAGATAATTGGTTATTTCACAGGTTTGGGCCGTGGGCTTATAATTCTAAACATAAAAATTTCTTTACTCCTTTTGATAGAGATATTATATCAAAAAATGGAATTATTGAAACTATGTCTGGTACAACTATTGAAGAAAAAATAAAATGTCTGGCTTAAAAATGTTTAAAACATATGACATGATGTGGCAAGTGCTTCATAACGTACTTGATGAACCTGTTCTCAGTATGAAAATGTTTGAAGCATATGATGGTGCAATAAAGTTTGTAACGGACGTTTATCCTTACAGAGAAAAAGAGGTGTATGAAGCAATTAGAGACGGTAAGGATTCGATCTATAATTGTGATGTATATAAGAAATGGTGCTATAAAAAATTACTAGAATTAAATTTACATGAAGCGTATGACTTGTCAAAAACTAATGTAGTTTCTGCCGGATATTGTTTTTATGACGCTCGTTTTTGGTTAAAGCTTGGTATCAAAACTATTTGGCTTTATGAACTTGATGAAGAAATACGAAAAATAAATTGGAGACTGACTGACTATGTTAAAGAAGATATTAAAATATTAGGAAAAACTTTAGACTGCGTTCTTGATAAAGATTATTTAATAAAAGATGTAGGGCTTCATATTAATTTTAACTGTGAAAAATATTATCACATGAAAGAAGCCATAAAAAAAGAAGAGTATCCTAGTAATTGTGTGTTTGTTTTTTGCGGATCAAGTTTAAAATACAATGGTCCAGGAACTATTGGTAATGGTAACATAAACATATGTGATACACTAGATGATTTTATAGAGACATTACCAAATATGAATATATTTTTTAAAGATACAATGAATCATAAACACATGGTGATTGGATGCTTAGAGTAATATGCGCCAAGTGGGGTAATTATGATGATAATACTATAACACAATTATACAACAATGTAAAGGAAAAAAGTTCAGTTTCTTTTGATTTTTTATGTTTTACAGAGTTTAGTGATGAGTTTAATAAATATCAACATCAAAAAGATGGATATGACTATTGGGATCAAGGTGGTCTCCCTCATTCAAATAAGATTCAATTATTCAAGTTAGATGAAAAGTTTGATAAAAACGATAAGATATTATATCTTGATCTTGATGTTGACGTTACTGATGACATAGCGTATTTCTTCGAACTTCCAAATGATAAACCTTACATGACTTGGAACTATTGGGCTGAATACAAACCAGAAGAATGGAGACGATTGTATAATATATCTCATTGTCCTCTATATAATAGTTCAGTGATGTTATGGAAACCTGGTCAAAATAGATCAATATATAATTTTTTAAAGAAAAATGCAGATAAAGCATTTTTTACGTATAGAGGAATAGATACATTTATGTTTCATCATTTCGGTCCGTACACACCAATGAAAGATCATTTTAATTATTTTCGAGAAGGTGTGATCACAACTCATAGAATACATGGACATCCTGATTACGACTATGATCCACCTGTTATACATATATTAGAAGGATTAACATCAGAAGAGAAAAAAAGATATGTATCTAATAGAAGAAGATGATGTAATACGAATTCAGAGAATTGTTGATGAAACAAGATGGCATCACCCTTATATGTGGCCAAGTATAAGTAATCAGATTTCATTGACAGAATTCAAGATACAAAAATGGTGGGCTAGTAAAATAGATCTAATAGACAAAACTGTAAATATTTTTAACTCTGGTTTTGGATTTTATTCAGTACCTTTTGCAAAAGAAAAAGGTGCAAAGAAAATATACACTTATGATATGTGCCCTACAATGAGTGAACTGATTAGTGGAAGTATACACTTTCAATCTAATTTTATTTTTATACCAGAAGATATTGAAGAAGCTGACGTATGGATTAATACAAGTTGTGAACATTGTTATCCTATGGGTGATATAATACCTGAAAATCAATTATGTGTTGTAAGTGGAAATGATTTAAATAAACCAGGTCATATAAATCTTATAACTAGTTTAGATGAACTAAAACAACAATGCAACTTTTCAAAAATAATAGATGAGGATGTGATGACATTTGAAGAAGACGAAGAGAAATATTTTCAATATTTTATAATAGGTGTAAAATGAAGAGAATAATTTTTTCACTTTACATTGATATACCAGAAGAAAACTTAGACGAGACTGGTTATTCAAAACATGCCAGAAATAATAGACATAGAGAGCCAAGAGCAGCTGCGACAAAAGATAAACTAAGTGCATTTAGAAATAATTTGATCTGGAGTCATAAAACTTATGCAGATTATTGCGGTGCTGATTATCGAATATATCTTACTGACAAAAAATGGTTTGATTACTACTTATCAATAAAAAAAATTCATGATAAGCTTCCAATGTATCATATTGTTAATTACTACAAGCATCATTTGATGTATGAACTTGCTCGCGAAGGTTATGACGAAGTGTTTTATTGTGATATGGATGTTATTCCAGTTACAAAAGAAAGTATATTCGAACGTCATGATCTTTCATACTTTTGGGCTAAAAATAATAATGAACTTGCAGAATGGTCAAAACATTGGGATTTAACTGAATATAATACTTGTGATAGAAATCCTGCTACAAAGTATTGGAACACTTATGCTTTACTATTACAAGAAGGATGTGAACCTGAAAATGATGTTATTAATACTGGAACTATGATTGCAGGTAAAGATGTCATACTAGAAGTTAATTGGGAAAAAGAATTTCCTATTATGGTTGAAAAAATGAAGAAACTTCAAGAAGATAAAGACACTATGTTTCCAGAAGCACTTCACAGTAGATTTGCTTTTGATAATGAAACTATGTTTAGCTATTTAGTACAATCTAAAAAGTTTAAATATAAAAGTCTTAGTAATATATGGCATGGTAGAATGCCATCTGATGGTCCAAATCCAGATCATAAGATAATACATGCAATCAATAAAAAGTTTGAATTTATATGGCCTGAAGTTGATTACGAAGGAAGGGTTTATGACGAATGAAGATATATGCGTTAAGAATAGGAGATAAGTATGGACCTGAATACGAAACGTATATTAAAAGCAAACTAAAAGACTATGATTTAACAATTGTAAATGAACCTTTTGATCCTAGGGTTGCATTACAATGGAATAAAATGTTCTTTATGGCTCTTGAAATCGATGAGCCTATTTGCGTTATTGATATTGACCTAATACTAATTAATGATTACAAAAAGATATTTGATTATCCTATCAAAAAAGGTCAGTTTTTAGGAATGAGACAATGGTGGGATAACACTGACGTGCAACTTATTAATGGTGGATTTTTTAAATACTATCCAACAGATTGTAAGTATATATTCGATAAGTTCATGAAAAATATAGAATATTGGCAGTCATACTATATTGAAAAGGGTGTAACTGTTGGACCTGTCAATGGTGAACAAAACTTTGTAGAAGAATCAGTAAAAGAAAAACTTGAATTAATTACATTTAGCGACAAATGGTGTACACGCTGGACTCAAAATCCTGAAATTAATAAAAATCTAAATAATCGATATTTCAAATATTTTCGTGAACCTATGATACTAGGAAGTGAATTTAATGTAAGAATTAAGATGGTACACTTCACCTATTCACTTAATAAACCACATGAAAGTCAAATGTTTAAACATCTGTACACTTGATTCTGTATAAATATAGTTAAATCTTGAGGTTTCGAAACCTCTTGAGAAGACTCAGATACAGGAGTAAAAAATGGGTAAGCAGATTATAAACATTGGCACAACAGCCAATGATAACACGGGTGATGATCTCCGTACAGCTGGAGATAAAATAAACGACAATTTCACAGAACTTTATAATTTCGATTCAGTTGGTATAGTCAATAAGGCTAAACTACAACAAATACTTACATCTTCTGATAGCTATGGCTCCTTTAAATCTGCAATATTAGCACTTTAAGGAGGTCTTATGGCACAGTACGAAGACTTAATTATAGATCAGGGTAGTGATGTAGAGATTAAACTCGAATTGTTTAATCCAGACGGTTCTGCTAAAATTTTAAATAAGTATGTTGAAGCAACAAACAGTATTGTCCCGTTATTCTCCGCTACAGGAAAAATCAAAAAAGGTTTTAATTCAACAGATTCCAATACATATAGTTTTGGAACCACAACCTTATCTCCGAGTAATGAAGAAAATTGTGTATTTTTGAGTCTTACAAACGCAGTAACAAACTCAATGAAAGCTGGAAGATATGTCTACGATGTAGAAATATCAGCCACTGATAGTGGTGGAAACGTTACTGTTGAACGAATATTAGAAGGAAAACTTACTGTTTCACCTTCAGTCACTAAGTAGGTAGTTATGGCAGAAATTAAATTAGTATCTGGAAAAACCATAATCAAGAAGATCACAGTTGGTGTTCCTATAAGAGCTGTAAAAGCTTTTAATGTTGAAACTACCGTAGGTCAATTAAATGATGTAGTAGGTGCTGGTGGCAAGTTTAGAGATGGTTATATGTTAATATACGATAGTAGCAGGTCTCAGTGGACCGCTAAAGGTATATTGAATAGACAAATAATAGACGGTGGAGAAGGATTTGCTATTGATTCTTTATCGCCCAATCCACTTAACTACGCTGTTGTTCCAGTATAGGATTTATAATGACTTCACTAATTCAAATAAAGAGATCGGCCACTCAATCAAAACCAGATAAACTGAGAATAGGTGAACTTGCTTATTCATATCTTGATAGTGGTGCGGCTGATGACTCCAATCGCGGTTTAAAATTATGGATAGGTGCTGGAGTTCCAGCAGGTGGTTTAGATTCAAATTTTATCGCTGATAGTGTACAATCTATTGGAGGTAAATTCTACACAGAAAAATTAGATGTTAATAAATTTGGTATTACTGAAGGAAACAAATTTGTACTTCTGGACAGTAATCGTAATATTAATTTTATTAACATTGATTCATCAACAGTAAATGAACTACAAGCAAATCAGTTAGTAACGATGAATAATTTAGTAGTGCCTGTTGGTACTACAGCTCAGAGACCTTCACCTTTTGCTTTAGGACAAATAAGATTTAACACAGATACTACAACGTTTGAAGGTTATGATGGAAATGCTTGGGGATCTTTAGGCGGAATAAAAGATATTGATCAGGATACTTTTATTCAAGCTGAAACAAGTCCAAATGCTGATAATGATGATTTAAGATTTTTTACTGCGGGTACTAAAAGATTAGATATTGATGAGCAAGGAAAGATTGTTGTACCACCGACATATACACCTGATAGCGCATTTTCAATAACTACTAAAAAATATGTGGATGAGAGAGTACTGTTTACTCCTACTGACTCAAGTTTAACAGATGGTGCATTTACAGGATTCACTGCAAATGATACGCTTACTGATGTAATCGATGGTTTGAATGAAGCTATTAATAATGTGAGAACTAATACATTTGTAAGAGGGCTAACGTTTGTAGCAAATCCACTACAAGGTGGCGCAGGTTTTACCACTACATTAGCATTTACAAATGATGGAAATCCAAACAGATATGATATAAACTGGGGAGATGGATTTATTGATTCAGCTGTTTCAAGTAACAGTCCAACACACGTTTATAATAATCCTTTAGTAAGTCCAGCATCAATTACTGTGAGAGCTTTCAATACAGGCGCGGTTGGAACAGGAAGTGAAGCATTTAGGACAAATGCAGATTACATTACAATATTTACTGCTGATCCCGTTGCAAACTTTGAGTTATATAGAAATGCCACTGGAGGTTCTGCTTTAACAGGTAATGATGTTTATGTTATTGAAGGACAACCTTTATATTTAAGAAACACAACAACAAATACTCAAGTTGCAAACAAACTTGGACCGGCAGCAGTCGAATACTCAGTTAACTGGGGTGATGGAACTTCTTTAGATAATGTTGCTAATGATAGTGCCTCTGGTGGTGTCATAGGATCTAGATTGATTCATACTTGGGCAAATGGTACTCATTCTTATAAATCAAGAGATACAGTACTATTAAGTTTAGATAGTCATACGACTGCTGATCCATCAGTTGTACCGTCAACCAAAAGTATTTTATTAAAAGTATATGACGATAATCCCGCAACTCCAGAGGGTTTATCAACAAAAACAGTATCTTTTGGTGGACCCTCATCTGGAATATCTCCACTTTTACCTGCTGGCGCAACAAAACATTTTACAGGTGCAGCCCAAACATCCGCAGGATCTTCTATTGCAAGAACAATAACAACAACAGGTGATATATCAACTACAGCAATATCAACATTTGCACATGATGCAGGCGCCGGGACGTTAAGTGCTCAAGTAAACGGTAATGCAAATGGTAGTGTAGTAATGGACGGATCAAGTAAAGTTGGTAGATATACGAGTTTAGATGTTACTGATCATTCTGATTTTAATTTATTAGATTCATCAGGAACAAACACAACTTTTGCTCTTAGTCATATTCATCCAAATAAATTTTTTGGATTTAAAGCAAGAGTACTTAAAGCTGCCAGTGCCGTTAACGCAGGTTTAAATGACTTTGGATTAGATCATAGTACAACTGGAACAACTAACATTGTTGAATATGTAAAAGATGATGTTACAGCAGCTCCTACAGCTGCAAGTGGAACACTAACACAAAACGTGGCAGGTGGTTTTAGATTTATTAGTGGAATACCATATTATAATTCAGGATCTCCAAGTCTAACATTATCAGGAATCACACTAGCTAATTTAACAGGCAAGGCCTATAGAGATACAAACTCACCTTTCCAAGTCAAAAGTGGAACAAACTTTGAAGGTACTACACAAAATGCCATAACCGATCAAGATTATACATATGCGCAAATAGATGGATCAACAACATTTTTAACTGGTGGTATTCCTCAAGAGGACGTTGGTGTTGCTTCACCCTATGCCATTGGAAATGTTACTATTCCAATAACAAGTGGTAGTGTTCGAACAGTTGAGGAATTAAGAGTAAGAGGAAGAAATTGTAATGGTAATGGTGCATTTCATAATCTTACAGCTACAAAAGTTCAAGTACATACTGCAGCTCAATCAGGTGTTCATGAAATTTCGACTTCAGTTTCTAATTCATTAGGTGCTACATATGCAGATAATGCAATAAGAATATTTGATTTCAGCGCGGCAACAATAAATACTCCTAGTTACACTGGAACAACTAATTTTTATACAAACAATGTTTATACAGAAGCAAGTGATCCTGGTGTAGCTGGAACACAAGAGGCATCAATAAGAATTGGAATTCTAAAACATGATGTAACTAACTACAGTACTGGATTTCTTCCTGTTGGTCCAAATCGATCAGGTGATACTGGAACTCAATTTGCAACATTTGCTTTTAGAAGAACGGCAGTTGCAAGTTTTACTATAAACTTGATAAGTCCAACTGGAATATTAGGAGCCTTTATTGCTCTTCCAGGAACTGCTACTGACAACACTAGTAGTTTAAATGGTTGGCTCGAATGTTCAACACAGTATGCCGGTGCTGGAACACCTGGTCAAAACTTAGGGCCTGGAGGAAATGGAAGTAATGGTGTTGCATCAACTGGTGGAGATAGAATTTTAAGTAATACATCATTGAATGGTGCATTTACAATGAATCTTGGAACACAAAATATGACAAATTCAACTGGTAATGTTTGTTTAATAAGATTTGCCTTGACATCAGGTCAAAGCATAACCTCTTTTAGTATAACGTAAGGAAAGTATAATGGCAATAACAGACCAACAAAAACTAGACTTTCTATTTAAAAAGCTCGGATTTGGAGCTGCTAAAACAGATACTAATGCTTTAAAGGCTGCCGTTAATGAAGAAAATCCAAGTCCATTACTTTTAAATGGTAACGATCTCTTTACTGAAGCTTATGGTATTCCTTCAACAAAGCCAACATCTTCTACTTATCCCGTTAAAGTTTATCAAGATGCAGCCGGTGGAGAAAATACCAAAGAAACTAGTATGCTTGGAACAGCATCTACAAATAGGTCTTGGGTTACAGGACTTACAGATTGGATTCCTCCTCAGTTCGGTTCAACTTATCAAATTAAAGTTTACATGGATAATCCCGGTGCCAGTAATCCTGAAAGTACTGGAACACAGTTGTTTGCCGCTGGTTCTGGCAACAATGACGAATGGTTTTTCGACTATCAATCTGGTATTTTGAATTTTATTGGAGTAAATCTTCCTTCTGGTATCGGAGGAAAGAGAATATACATTGTTGGTGCAAGGTATATCGGTAAAAAAGGAAATAGATTTTCTGTACTTTACTCAGATTCACTAGATGCTGGTCATTTGATGGCAGACTCTGCCAATATTACCAGAGGTGAAATAATAACTGCTGTTATCGATTCTGCCGATATTATGCATGCTATCATAGATTCTGCTGATATTACTTTAGGTAGAATTTCAACTGTTACTGCAACAAATCTTACAGCAGATTCAGCTCATATCAAAAAATTAAGTGCTGATAGTCTATCATTATCTGAATTAACTGCTAATATAATTACTGCAAATCAGATACAAGGTCCAGCGAATATGGTTATTGATCCTGCTGCAGTAGGAGATGCGACAGGACTTGTACAAATACTTGGTAATCTTCAAGTTGAAGGAACTACAACAACTATAAACTCAACAACGGTTTCTTTAAATGATAAAAATCTAGTTCTTGCAGATTCTGCAATAAATGCAGCCGCTGCAGATGGAGCTGGAATAACTGTAAAACTAGATCAAATAGGTAATGTTGCAACAATATTATATAAATCAACTGATGATAAATGGGAGGTCAATAAAGACTTTCACGTTCCTAATTTAAATGCTGATTCAGCCGACATCGGTTTACTAAGATCTGATAGTGCAGTTATTACAAATGCAGAAATAACTAACTTAACTGCAGATTCTGCAAGATTAAAAATCTTTCAACTTGACTCTGGCAGAATTGGAAAGATCCAATCAATTGATTCTGCTCGAGCAACTAACTTTCATATTGAACAAGGAACAGCAGCAAAACTTGATGTTGACTCGGCATCATTTGAAACCTTAAGTGCTAGATCATTTCAAATGGCTACAACGCCTAATAGATTTTTAGTTGCTGATGCAAATAACGTTGTAGGAACATCTGTTAATTTTGTTGGAAATAATGCTAGAGTTGATTTTTATAGCAGTGCTGTTCAAATTCATAATACTGGTATTATTGACGCGACTGCTGGTGTTAACGTTGGAACCGGAACTGCTCTTTCCTCACAACATGTAAATACTAATAATGTCAGCACCTCTAAATTAAAAATTTCTAGTATTCTTCAGAAAAGAATACCATTTACTAAATCAGGAGATTCATTAGCTGGAACTGATGATCTTATGTTTGGATCTCACACATCAATGTTCCAAACTCATGACGGAGTAGGAGTAGGTTTCAATCCACTTATGGATAGTGGAAACTATAGATTTACTATAGACACACTTTCAGGAAAAATTACTAATACTGGTGGATTTAAAATAGGTAGACATAATAATATACCTACTGGACAATATATTTTTAATCGTCCCTACAGATTAAATTCATCACAACAGGCTGCGGATCATCAAGTAGAAGATCATAATAGAGATTTCTATGGACTTGAACTAAAGCTTGACTCTGGACAATTAATATCGACCGCATTCAGAAATGAATTTAAATCACCCATGCATGTGATCAACCCGGTATCAACTGATAGAAAAATTATAGATGTAAAAGGCTTAGGTGATTCAGATGTATTTGCTGTTTTTGCTGATGGCTCAATCGATTTCTTTGGAAATCTAAGACGTAAAGGAGTACCTTTTGCGGCTGGTGGTATTTTCCAAAAAGATAGTGATACACAAAATTCTCATTTTGTTCCAAAAATTACTAGTGAAATACAAAATACAAATCAATTTGGATTTGGATTTGTAGCTATAAATCAAGAGCCTCATGAACAAGGCGAACATATTGCTAAACTACAACATTCAGTTCCTTCTACACATCAGTCTCATAGTAATGTTATAAACAGACAAAAATATAATTTAAGTGTCGATGGAACCTTTGCAGTTAGAGGAGATATTGATTCAACTGGAGTGGACTATGTTATAACTCCTGGCGCGGTTTACAATTGGACTAACCCAACAACAGGAGTAACAAATAAGGTTAATTATGCAGACGACAGTGATAAATCAAGATTACTTTATATTCCAAGTAAAGCAATTTTAAGAGCTGGATTATTACATGATAGTGCAATAAGATCTGCCACAATGGGTATGTTTTCAACTGGAACTGGTTATGCACCAGTTGCACAAGGAGAAGGATCTATAGCTATGGGTATGAATGCCCGAGCTAGAAGTAATCATTCAATATCTCTAGGTTTTCACAATGATAATAAAAGTTCGTTAAACATTCATACTGTTCAGATAGGATCTCAAAATACTGCAGATCCTAGTGCTGCTTCGACCCAAAAGACAACTTTTATTGGTCATGAAAATCACTTGCGCGGAAATAACTCTGTTGTAATCGGTAGCGGAAACAACACTATGGATGATACTATCGGTGCTGGTGATAATTCTGTTATAATTGGTACTCTAAACAAACTAGGTCTAAGAGGATCTAACGCGTCTGCCAATGGTGCGGGATCAGTTATAATTGGTAGACAAAATGAGTTAGGTCCTACTACCGCAATGTACGCAATAGGTGCACAAAACAGAATGACTGTAAGAGCAGCTGGATCTTATGTTCTAGGTGCAGGTAACTATGTTGATGCTGCACAAACTCTAACGCTTGGTACAAATCACACTGTTGCGGCTAATAATGGCGTTGCGATAGGTACAAGAGGTAAAATAGATTCAAATGCTAACTTCAGTGTAATTATTGGTTTAGATGACAATACAGATCAAGATGTATCTGATCCTAACATTATGTCAGTGCAAGGCGGAAACGTAATTCTTGGTGATAGCGTCGACAAATTTACTGCCGTACAGTATCCTGCTCAAGGAAACTTATATGTGGCAGGATCACTTATAGTTGCTGGTAGCATCTTAGAAGAAACAGCTCCTGGAATAACATCTTCTACTACACCGTTTACAGATGATGGAAGAGACATTTCAGCTAATCTTACCGGAGCAGTTAGAAGATTTGGTTTTAATGATGCTCATCCATATCAGTCGGCAGTTTTCAAAGGACAAGAGGGATTTCAATATTCAGGTAGTCTTCTCCTCCCTGGAGTAAGTGGACCAACTGGGTATACGATAGATCCATATCCATTTGTAGATGATGATGATGATCCTTCTACACCAGAAGTTCCAACTGGACAAGTTGATTCCGCTTTATATGATTCAAATGATACTAACAATAGTATGATCAGCTATATTGGTAAGACTGGTACTTTTAAACTTGGTACATTCAGTGGTGGTGCTATATATGACACATACTTGAGACCAGGAAGAGTTGGTTTTCAATCAATATCAATCGGTAAGAACAATATAAACGCTGGTTTAAGAACAACTGTAATAGGACAAGGAAACAATATTCAAAGAGGCGGTGGTCCTAAGTTAATTCCTGGAACTAACAGACCGTTAAATCCTGGTGATTCTTTAAACGTTGCTTCACTTAGAGCGAGCGATATGATCGTCATTGGTGACGAGAATGTTTATGACAGTGCAGCTACTGGTAAGAAAGTTATGGTTCTTGGTCATGGTAATATTATCCAAGGTTCTGCAGAAAATAAGATTGTCATAGGTGGTTTCGCAAAACCTATTAATAACAGTATTCTATCTGGCGGAACAAAGTATGACAGAGAAATTATAATGAAATATGCTGACTCTATAGGTCAGGATTCATTAAACAATACTCATATAGCGGTAGGAAAAAATAAAGTATCGGGTAATTATACCATAGACATGAGAGGTGATCTTCATCTTGATAGTGGATCAAGAATTATAATCGGCGATGAAGCTGGGCAAGGGCTTAAAATACTTCCCGTTTCTTTTTTCAATCCAATAGTTCCACAAGTTGGTCCAGATCCATTAGAAAGAACTGTACAAATAGCAACAGAAGCTAGTGCAATAGGAGGCGGAATACTAAGCATCACTACTGATCCTTCTAATAGAATCGTTGTTACAACTATCAGTAATCATAATCTTCCAAGCGCTGGAACAGATTCAACTGTAGGTGTTTCATTCCATACTGTGCCAACTTCACCTAATGGAATAACCGGACTGGAAGATGCTGATCGCCACTTTATCCCATCAGTCATTAACGCCACTTCGTTCTTTTTACTTGAAGACTCTTACAGATCAGGAACTTTTGTTAAAAGTGGAGTACAAGCAACTGATGAAGATGGTGATACTTTTACAATTTCAAAGGTAGGTACCGGTGTTGGAAATATAAACAACATAAGACTGGACAGAATGCACTATGCTCGCCCATTACGGCTTGCAGATAACTTCTCCACAGATGGTGATTTG